TCTTTTCTTTTTCGAGTGGCTTCTAAAGCTCTTGTTTCTTTAGCGGTAGTATTGATTAGCTCATGCTCTTCAATCTCAGCACCCACTTCCCATGATTTCCACCCGAGGGCCATTGCTATTCTTTGCATATCTGAATTACGAGAATCAAGCGCTTCTGTAACTGCATCAATTTCTGCTACAGCTCTGTCAAGTGGCAGATTTGTTGTAGCTGACGCTAAGTTACCTAATACTTGATATGCAGGGCTTAATTGAAATTTACCGTCTATCATTACACCAAAGCCTCTTGCTTCAAGTACATCTCTTTCATAATCCATAGCTTCTAATGAATTATAAAACTTACGAGCTTTAGACCCAATTGGAGGTGATATGTTTATTGCCTGCAATAATATTTTAGCATTGTCTTTTTGGAACGGATCTTTTTCTTGCTGACGCATATATTCAATAAGCACATTTTTAATCGTAGATGCAACTGCACCGTATAGCCCCGATCCTCTGAGCGTTGTATCAAGCATACTGTTCAACACATTTTGAACCTTTTGCTCTTCTTTTCTTTCGATTTTTTCAAGCTCTTCAGCAGTTAAGTTTTCTTCGTCTTCGTCATCAAAACCTGGTAGTAATGTAAACAATCCGTTTTGTAATGTAGAGAAGATTAAGTTTTGAATAGCTGTATAATACGTAATACGACTTAAGTACGTCATATCACTTTGAAATTGGTTCTTACCTTTAATACGTCTTCTATTAATTATATCTTGAAAATCTCTTTTTTGAAAACGAGTGATCTGCATTGGTGTATTTTGGAAAGCTAATATAAGTCTTCCCATAGTGCCTGCTTGCTGCTTTGAAATGAGCATAGGATCACCAGACTGCTGCGTTTCATCTGATATATTTGAAAAATCTTCCCATGCTTTTGCTTCCGCCTCAGCATCATCAAAACCTTTTTTCTTATACGTATTAATTCTGTTTCTGTAGAATGCTGCTCCCCCTGTTGCGATTGCAAAGCTATCTGCTATTTTAGTAGGTGTAAAACCTATTTTAAGTAAATAGCTAATCATTGCTAAAGGCTTGTTCTTAGCATTCTTAGCTGCCGCTGCAATCTCTGCTTCTTGCACATCACTTTTTAATCCGCCTCTACGTTCTTTAAGCTTTGGTGAATTAAATATAGTTGCCCAATCTTTTATATATTGCGGAAAGTTTGCAAATGCAGCCGCCGCTCTAATCGGGTGGTTATCTGTGTAATTTAAAAAGTTTACAGTAGACAATAGCTGTAAGGTAGCGGATCGTCTGTTAAAGAACATAATAGCTCCAACAGAATTATTAACCCAGTTATTCCATTTATTTGTAATAGAATCCCCGCCTGAAGGTCTATTACTGCCTGTTCGCATTCTATAAAGAATATCTTCAAAAGATTGTCTTGCGCTTTTGCCAAGTGTTGCTTCTAATTTATTCAAGTTATCATTTGAAAATATTTGTTCAGTATTTTCAATAAACTCTTTTAAATAAAACTTTCTATTTACGTTTAGCGCAATATCAGTAAGATCAGACAAAGTTGTTTGGGCATCCCAATATTCAGTAGGATCTGACCAGCTATCTTGCTTACTAATCGCTAACAGCCCGTTTGCATATGCTTGCAGTGTAGGTGTTTTATAAATGTACTCAACCGCTTTCTTTTGATCTGCCTCTGTAAGCTCAGGAATTGTTTTATCAGATTGTGTCCATAAATATATACGTACAGCTTGATCAACACTTATATCCATTCCAGGTACTTTTTGATTCGTGCTTTTAATACCTGCCGCTTTTAAATCTGGTCTAAATATTTTACGCAAAGCTTTAAAGTCATTCATTATAGCTTGCTTAGCTTTTTCCATAGCAGCTATACCTCTAGTGTATGGCGCAACTACGTGATCTTTAAAAAATTCTTTATCAGCCTCGCCTTGTCTACCGCTACCAAGAAGCGAATAATATAAGCCTCTTAAATCTTCAGCAGAGGGCGGCAAGAATAATTTGAACATGCCTTTGTTAGCACCTACTCTACGCGCTACGACTCCTGATAACTTTTTACGCGCTGGAATGCCTGAAGCACGTTCTATCATTTTATTAAACTCCGAGTTAAGGTTTACTTTTCTCTTTTTGCTTCTAGCTATCATACCTGGTACCTTAGCTAATACCTTTTTCTTTTGAGCATCTGTAAGCGCACTAAATGAATCGGTTGTGCCGGCCATAACTGCATCACTCATAGCCTGCTTAGGAAACATCTGTCTTGCTATAACTTGGCGCATGTCAAATGTATCTTTTTTATCCAATTCACCTTTTGTAAGTGATATTAAATAATTCTGTTGCTCTTCGTATTGTTTTTTAAGTACATCAGAAACAGGTTTACCTTTTGAAGCCGCTATAGTTCCTTTGTTTATAGACTCAAATAAATTCTTCATTGAGTTCGTGCTATACACACTGCTTGTTGAAGTTTTTGCTAAGTCAGAAGCTGTTTGAGTTGTAAGCGAAGGATATGCTACTCTTGAAACACTAACAGTGTCATCGCTTCTAAAGTTGGGTTTAAATTTAACATTAATATCAACTTCACCTAATAATGGTGGCAAGTTAAGCCCCATAGGATTTGAATCTAAAGAAAAATTACCTATATCTGTAAAACCTATATAGTGCGTATTTTTTTCTTTATATAGTTGAGAAACAACATTAGTCGGCAATGTTAATTTAGTTGTTGCATTTTTTTGAAAGCCAAGCCTCTGTAAAGCATAATATACATTTTTAGGCATAATCCAGTTTTTACCATCAAATGTTATTTTATCAGAGTACTTACCATTTGTTAGCTGATCTATATACTTTTTTAAACCTTTGTTATTTTTTTCAGCTTCTAATATTTTATCTTTATATTCTTGTTTAACATTTCTGGAAATACCAGGAGAGTCAGTGCTCCAATTAGAAATGTACATTTGACTTAACCTAGCGTTTTTACCTTTTTTAATTTCCCAATTTATAGGCACGCCTTCATATTCAAAAATTACATCTGGAGAAGATGGATCACCTACAGGTTCTGTTTGTGTTATTTTTAAATTGTCAACTATTTTTTGCAATTTATTAAATACATCAATTGCTTTTTGCTCTGCAACATACCAACCGCCTTCGTCAATTTCTTCCATTACATCTAAAAATGGACCAATTTCATTATGGTATAATATTTCATATTCTCTTGCGGAAAGGAGACCTTTAATTTCTTGTAATGCCTCAGCTCTTTCGGTGTTTGTAGCTCTAGTCATTGCTTCAATTGCAGACCCAACAGCCATTCCGGCGCTCCTTGCAATTAAACCACGCTCTGTTTGTTCTATAATTTCATTTCTAAAATTATCTGAAAGCACAGCACCACGTAAATCTTGATTTTGTTCAAATGCTTTTGAAATATCAGATTCTGCATCTAGCATTTCTTCTCTGAATATTTGCCCACCTAATCTACCCGCTAGCTCTTGTGATAATGATTCTTTTCTACCGCGTATAGGTGTACCATCTTGAGTTGTAACAAAGTCTGCAAAGGCGTTGTCGCTTATTTTTACCGGCTTAACTTTTCTTACAATTTCATTACCTGATGTTTGCCCTCTTTCAACAGTCTTTTCACGATCGATTTTTTGCCCCACCCATTCAGGATAAGGTACAAAATTAGGCTTAAACTCTTGTACTTTAACAATTTTACCTCCAACATTTATTTCAATAGTTTTACCAGTATATTTTCCGCCAACAGATTTTTCAATAGCAATTGGTATGCCACCTTTAACAGCTGTACCACTGTCTTTACCCATTAGCCATGTAGCAGAAGTGTTGTTAATTATATCTGCTTTGTTATCAATAGTCCACTTACGTAATTTTAAGTCTGCTTTACCGCCAATTTGTTTTTTAATATCAATGTCAATAGACCTCGCTGAGGATTGTATGATTTCTTTAACAACTGGCACAGTATTTACATTCTTAGATACAGCTGCACCTAATTTGTTTTTAAGCGTTCTAACTATACCTAAGACTTTGTCTTTAGCTTTACTTACTGTAGTTGGTAAAAGCGCACTAGATGTTGTTAAATTAAACGTAGAAGCAACCTCAGCTTCTTCTTCCGCTTCCCTAGCTTCCCTTTCTTCTATAGATACTTCTTCAGCTGCTATTTCAGCAACAGAGCCTAGCTCTCCAGCCTGAACATCGAGCGATTTTGCAGTGTCAGTAACTGTTTCTTTAAACGCTTTAGCTTGATCAAGAACCGCTAATTTTACAATACCTTTTGAGCCTAATAAATAACCAAATACAGTATTCTTATCAGGGTCATAATTTTTAATTAACCTAATGCCAATATTTTCTTTAATAGCATCAAGATCTAGTCTATCTGTAGGTATACCTGCAGCTTTTGCTGCGTTGATTATACTACCATCAAGCGCATTTGTATTTGTTACCGTAAAGTAAGCTTCAGTGCTATCCATATCCTCTGGAAACACATCACTTAATTCTTTTTTAGTTGAGGCTGCACGCTTAAGTCTTGTTTGCTCTTGTTTAGTTGGCAATACAATAGCTTTATCTTTTATTCGTTTTACAAGCTCACTGCCTTTCGCTTTTTTAATGTCTGCTGTTGTTAGGCTGCCATCTGCAATCTTTTTGCCAATACCAACAACAAAGTTAAACATATCAGTCTCGCCTGCAAAATTAAAATCGTACTCATTACCAAATTTCTTTTGAACTATTGTTCCGAACAAACCGGACATTGCTTTTTTTGCATTGTTATTTCTAAAGTTTACATCGCCCGCGGCCACACGCTCTAAAAATCTTGCAACAATCTCAACGCCATCACCTTCTTCTTTTAAAAGTTGCTTATGTATTGAAGGACTTATTACCTTAGTTGTTTCTAATAGCTGTCTTCCGATCTCATCAAAAGCAGCAGGGTCTGTACCTAAAATATCCCAAAATACTTGGTGGCCAACCTCATGCGTTCTAATAAACTTACGTTGGTTTCTAACTTGGTTTTCTACAACTGCATATGTTGTTTTCTTGCCTTCTGGACTTACGTATGCCGCACCGTCGTCACCATCTTTTAAGTTTTGAATTAACGTTTTCTTATCAGGGTCAGAAATGGTTTTGCTATTTTCTATAAAAGTAGTTGCTTCTTTAACAGTGTTAAATGATTTAAAATTAGCCCCTAGCCTTTTATTAGCTTTACTATTTTCAGCTACAATCTGATCTTGAAAATATAACTCTAAAGCTTTTGATTGTATTTTTTCTTCTGAAGCAGTGGTTTTATCAGCTGATAATAACGCTTGTGCATCATTTAAGTATTGATTATATTGTGCTTCATTAGAACCTTTCAAAAGTAAAAACTCAGTAAACTTATTTACTTTAGCACTATCTTTTAAAGCTGACTCTTTTGAGGACTGCAAATAATCTGTTTCAGCTTGTAACTGCTGTAGTCTTGCTGCTTTTTGTGATTCCGTAAGCGAGTTATCCGCTAGTATAGCTTTTGCTTCTAATTGTATTTTTGCTTGCCTATTTGTAATATCAATTACATATTGCCCAGCTCTTGCTGTAATATGCTCATTAATATTTTTTTCCTGCAATTGTATTTCATTTGCAGCATCAACACTTAATTTTTTAATTTGTTCCTCTATTCTAGCTCTTTCGCCTTCATTTTTAGCGCTATTGTACTCTAAGCTAAGACCATTTATTTCTGCTTGTATTTCGCGTACTTTTTTAAGCTTTGAATAATCAGAGTATCTAGACAAGTGCAATCCGCGCATAAATGGTATGCCTGAAAACAAAAGACCAAACCCTGCGCCTGAAAACCCGGCGTGGTCCATGCCTTCTATAAACGGATTACCCAATAAAAGATTTTGTGTACCAACTGTGGCAACCTCACCAATAGACTCTAATAGTGTATCAGAAATAACCCCTTTATAGCCTGATTTTGCATATGCGGCAGTACTATTATCAATTATTGAATTAGCTTTTGGATTACCTCTTAAAAGTGTACTTTTAGCTCTGTTTAATATTGGTATTGTTGTTAACTGCGCAAATGCTGCTTCAGCAACACCAAAACCTAAACTTTTTAGCCATACTTCTGAATTGGTATATTCAGCAGTGCCGTTTGCAATTTCAGTTTGCATGTCCATCATCTGCTTACCCGCAGAAGAAGAGCCTATAACATAAGCTGCTGCTCCGCCTGATGCCATGATTGAAGCAATAATAGGTAACTGATTAGACACTTCTTGCAATGCAAACTTACCAAAGTTTCCTTCTTTAAATGCATCGTCAAATGCTACGTCTCTAACATAGCTTTCTCTAATGTCATTTGTTACCTCATTATATTTAACAGCAAATGAATCTAAAGCCTCATTCATTGGCTTATAACCACCTACTAAATATGCAGGCAAAGATAAAACTTTACCTCCTAAATATGTTATCCCAACACCAATGTCCCCAACTCCGACGCCCACCGACGTCATGGCTTTATCACTAAGATCATAATCTCTTCGAGTAGCATCTAAAGCAGCCTCAATACTGCTAATGTCGCCTACAGCTTTGTTTATTTCCTCTTGAGATTGTAAATAAAGTATTTCATCTGCTTGAGCTTTTGCTTGAAATTTTAAAGCTCCATCTACAAAAGCTTGACTAACTACGGAACCACTGGGTAAAATAACTTTTTCCGTTAAGCCCGTGTTAACATCAATATCTAATTTTTTTAATACATTAACAAACCTATCGGTTTCTTGCTGCGTCACATCTTCACCTTCTATTATTTTAGAAAAAATACTTGCTGCTTTTTTTTCTAATGCAATTCTATCTAAAGAAGTTTGTGCTTTAAAATTAGCACTTAAATATCCAGTATTTAAAAAAGCTTGTAAGTTAGTCCTTATGCCTCTTTTTCCAATGTCAGAAATCTTATCTTGTATTTGTTCGCTTTGGTAATTAAAAACATATTCGTTTTTTAACTCTGCTCTAACCTGCGCTTCAGCTTCAGCTTTTAATTGTTCTTCTGTTTTTTCAGGCGAAATATTTTTTAGTTTCTTATAGGCATTTTTTAAACGCGCTTCGTATGGCCTAACTTCTGTTTCGTACCCACCACCTGTTGGGACACCACCTACAAAAGATGTAGCTTCAACTTTTTTAGTATAAGGCTTAAATAAATCTTCATTATCAAAATTCTGATAATCTGTAGATTGTTTTGCCTCATCTGCTAATGGCTGCAAAATATTTAAAGCTTCTGTCTCTGCAATTTCTATACGCTCTTTTGTACGTTTTACTTCTTCTGGCTTGTATGTTTCTGATAAAAACTTTTTTAAGCTTTTTATGTTATCAGTATAAAATGTATTTTTGAGCCCAGGCGTTGTAATATCGGTAAAAAGTTTAATTTCTTTTCCGTCTTTTTTAGCTTTTATTACACGTCTTCCTGCTACCGCGGTAGACCCTGTTCTTACTGTAGACGAAAACTCAACATCTGGAAACTGCACTTCTAAGTCCGCTTGAATTTGATCATAATCTCTTGAAAAGAAATTTTTATCAGCTTCTATAACCTCTGTTAAATATTCGCCTGGATCTACTGTTTTTTCCGCATCGCCCTCTACAACAACTTCCTCTAGCTGTTTGGGTGGGGTTACAATTTTTGCTTTACCCCTAAATTTTCTTACATAGTCTTCAACGTTGCCATATTCTTTTTCAACGTCTTCATATGAGCTGTATGTTTTTTCGCCGTTTATATTAAACTCAATATATCTAGGATCTGGTGAATCCAAAGAAATATCTTCCGAAACTAAATCCGTATCTGGCTGCTCCGCCGTTACTTCCGGTCCTACAGCCGCAGCCTCCTCCACAGGACCTATTGTCTTTTTTACACTCTGCAAAAAAGGGTCTTCAAATTCTTCTTGATTTTGAACATCTGGTTCAGTAGCAATATCCTCAATAATTTGTATTTCAGGATTAGCAGCTAAATATTTTTCTACAGACATATTTTTAGCAGCGGCTGCCTCTTGAATTTCTTCCAGAGTGTATTCAGATCCTTCAAAAATATATTTTGACATATTATTTTATTTTATTATGGTAAATTTTTTTTGGGCTTAGGTGATAATTTTTTTTCAACAGCGGGTCTATCTATTCCAGTGACAAAATTTAAAATGTCTTTTATGCTTTTAGTGCTATCTATTTCCACTCGGTTAGCTAGTTGCGTACCTCTTTGTACTATAACATATTTGTCACCTTCTTTTTCAGCATATATATTTGGACCTATTTTTATTGTCCCGCCTTCAGTTTCAAGTTTATTTAACCCATCTATTATATTCTTTTCAGCAGTATTTAATTTTGGTCCTGTTGAATCAGTTTTATAATTTAGTGAAACAGGGAAGTTTGCGTTTGTTACAAATGTTTGAGCCGCTAAGAACATTTGTTTTTGTTCGTCAGATAAAGGAGCGCCGTCTTCGGTATTTAATGTTTCAGGGGTAATTGTAACAGTTTTTTCTTTACCTTCGTGCATGTAAGTAATAGCCTCTCCCGATGTATCAACTAAGAGTTGATTAGTAAACTGTGATTGCATATCACGATCACTCATACCCTGTATAGATGCCTGTACTTGTGCAGCAGTAGCCGTTCTTAAACCTTCTACATCATAAGAGTCGGCAACTTCTCTTCTTACGCTTCCATCTTGTTGAACAACATATCTATATGTTTTTTTAACTTGTTTTTGCCCTTGATCGTTTTCTTCATATTGAAGATATTTATCAGACATTTGATATCCAGTGTTTGTTTTAACATATATGGGATTTTCACCACCTGTCAAAGCAGTGCCAATTTTTTTAGTTGTTTCAGGAACTTTATAAGCTGACGGGTTTTGTGTAACATTCCATTCAAATGCTTCTTCGCCTTCAGGGTAAAATTTTAATACTACATCGCCTTGCGAATTTGTAGTTTGTTCAAAAGGTTTTTTTGCAGGAGTTTGACCGTTAAGTATAGACGCCGCTTTAAAATATACATCATTACCACTATTTTTGCTTTTATCAACAGTGCCGGGTCCACCCATTAATAGCCCTTCACCACTTTGAACTTGCGCTTCTCCGACTTCAGCCATAGTAATGTCTACGTCTTGTATAGCTCCTAAGAAGTTATCGTTTAAAGTTCTTAATTGCTGCTCTTCTTTAATATTAGCTTTTTGCTCTGCTTTTTGCTCTTCGTCTCTAGGCGTAAAAACCTTATTCAGTTCCTCAAGTTCATATTGACGAGCTAAATTACCGCGTACCATTTTAACCATTGCGTCGCCTGGATCACCAAACTTTTCAAGATAATTGTTTACAGCTTTATCCGCTTTCCTAACTCCAGAAGCTTCTGCTTTAGCATATGTAGCATCATCAAGAAGCGTTTGGTCTGCAAGTTCTTTTTCTTTTTTAGCACGAGCTAAAGTAGCCTCGTTAAGGCTTGTAGCAAAAGACTCAAACCCTTTGGCAAGTATAAGTGCACTCTTGTCGTCTATGACAGTTTGTGGATTTTCGTATGCTCCCATATTATCCTAAATTATTTGGATTAAATATACCTCCTGCGTTTTTACCGCCTGTTAGCCCAGCGCCTATTGCACTTCCAATTCCGGATATAGCTCCTGAAATAGCAGAGGCTCTTGCTTGTTGCGCGGCTACCTCTTGCTGTTGTTGACCTGTAATTTGTGCAGATAATCTGTTTAATTGTGAAACTTCTCTGTTTTCTTGTTGTTGGAACACAAATTCTTTACCAGCAGCCTCGCCCTGTTGCACTCTTTGTTTTTCAGAAAGTCTTGCTTGTTGTTCAAACTGTTCTTTCTTAAATTCACCTTCAGCTTTTAATTGCTCGTTTTTAGCTTCTTGTTGTTCAATGCTTGCCGCAATACCCTTTTTACTTCTAAGAGCCGCTTGAGCAAGCGCAGTAGCTCCACCAGCACTTGCGCCAGTTGATCGTATTGTGTCCAATGTATTAGCAAGAGCTATATCGGCTTCTTCGGCTTGCATAGTAGCTGCATTTGTAGCAACACCAATATTTTCGAATGGATTGCTCATAGAAACAGGTATTTCTTTAACGCCCTCGTAAGGGTTAACAATTGCCTGCCTATTGTTTTCAGCTTTTTTAAGCTCACGCTCTAATTTAAGTCTTTCTTTTCTTGCGGCTTGCTCCCGTTTTTTAGCGCTGGCAGATCCAAATATACCGCCTAATAAACTAACACCAGCACTAACAGCCACTCCCACAAGGGGAGCGACTCCGTATGTTAAATTATAGTCTGGATTACCGAAAAAAAGTTCTAATATTTGTTCCATAATTTTAATATGATGATTCTACATAATTAGATGATACCGCAAATAGCTCTTTAAAACCACCTATATCTGTTCCTCCAGTTGCCCTGCCGTCAGAAGTAATTACAGTATCGGTTGATATTTTTATTGTTGTAAAATAACCTTTAATACCAGACACGCTTCTTCCGCTTAATACCTCCCCAGGTCTAGCTAAGTTATTACTTATTATTGGGGCTGCATATTTATTTTCTTTTCTATTAAAGCCAGCATGGTATCTTGAATGCGGAGGTTCATACGTGTTAAACACACTATAGTAATCTTGCCTTTTTACAGGGTTTCCGTCTTGAGGGTTTATTACATATTCACCATTATAATAACTTTTTATTTCTTCTCCATGATCATAAAATAAAGAATAGCTTTGATTTATTTCGTCTGAACCAGTTTCATCAGATTCAATTAATGATATTTTCCAGCCGTTACTACCCTCATAATTAATTGTTTGAAAGTTTTTTGACATGCTTACCTTAGGGTTAAAAACAAAGGTTATGCTAGACTGGTGGTCTTTGCCATAAAAATTAGCTCTATTAATACTATTGAGATTTAAATCTAAAGTATGGTAATGCTGAAATATATTAGCTTTTGTATTGCCGACTAAATTAGTAGGGCTTGGTAAAAAACGCTGTGATATTGAATAAAATGATTTTCTTAAGCTAAACATTCTTTGAGGTTTATAACTAAAAAAGCTAGTCCAACCTTTTACGTCTTCATCAAATGCAAGTGTATTATAAGGCTCATTTGGTAAAGATAAATCAGCCTGTGTAGAAATTACATATTGTTTGCTATGGATATCAAAAGCACCGTAAATTTTTCCTTGCGATAATTCGTCAATTCTAACAAATTCATCTCTAAAAAAATCGCGCATGCCATATCTAGATATTTCTTCTATTCCATCTCTTGAAAGCCTTAATACTGCATTTCTTCTTTTATCTGCAAAATATTTTCTATATCCATAAACAGCAAAGCTTTCTGGGTTTTTACTTATTCCATATTCTCCAGAATAAGGTACAATTTGCCCAATAACTAAATTGGAGGAAGTTATAGCACCGCCACCTTCAGCTGTATATATTGCGTCTTTATCAATAAGAGCTCTATTAACTTTATTTTCTTGAAATATAATTAAGTTTGTATCTTCAGCATATAATTTTTGTATGCTTCCTTTAGATGGGTCTAAACTTTTTGTTATATCCTCCCCAACGGAAAATACATTTGTTTTATTAATACCGGTTCTTGAATTAAATATACCTGAATATATAAGAGAACTAGATCTTGTAATACCATTAGTTTCTTCTTCGACTATGTACGCTTTTACGCCATACCCCTCGCTTGCATTATTATATCCACCGCGTATTCTTGATTCCTCTATAGCCCATTTACTTGTTCCTAAACTAGCAAAAACAGGATACCCACCAATATCTGACGGAATCCCTCTAGATCCATTATAATCTGGTCTATCAGGCCCATTACTGGTGTTATTTATCTTTTTTAAAAGAAAGCTGTTAAAATATTTAACTTCTAATATTGCTCCCATATATAATCACTTGTTTTGCTATTTTATTACAATTTTATACTATTGAGAATGTAAACCCTGTTGTAGTAATTGTTGTTTCAGAAATAGGACCCGATACGCTATTTGGAGTTACACTTGCGCAGTTTTTTATCAACGTTGGAATATCTGCTTTGTCATTATCATAATACCACGGGCCGCCAGCACAACCATTTGTACCTATAAATTTAGCATTTGTCCTATCAATTTCTATATTATTTGAAGAGTCAGCAGAATTTTGTAGTGTTAACCAACTTCCAAAAATAATATAAAAGCCGTTTTCAGAAGCATTAGTTCTACCGGTTATTTCAATTAAAACACCTGTTTGATCATTAAATCCAGCTCCCCCGCCGCCCTGGAAAATAAACCTGTACACTGCTTCTACAATTGATGTAGGAACAGCTCCTAAAAATACTGTAAGCACAGTAGAGTCTGTAGAAGACCCCGCATCAGTTAGGGTTACTGTAATTGTATATGTACCTACAGGAATAGTTCCGGGTGAAGTGTTGGCAACTGTGCATGACGAAATATCTTGACCCGGTATTGCGCTTGCGCTAAAATAATTACTCGCTGTATTACCGTTGCTATCAACTGCTGACACTGACCAAGCTAAATTTCTTCCCTCAAAATCACTATTTGATGTTGCTCCATTTTTGCCTTTTAATTGTTTTAATGTTGTAGTAGCTCTTGGAAGTGCTCCTAAATTTTCAGTAGGTGGCTGTAAAGTTGTTCCGTCATTTTTATATATTACTGGTGGAACATTTAATAAACTTGCTGATTTATTTATTATAGTTGTGGTTGACGGATTTCCTGTGCCGTCATCTGTTGTTACAGAAAATCGAAAATTAAATATTCTTTTTCCATCATCCGACCCATAGTAATTGTTTACTTGAAAATTGTTTTTTGTTCTAATATTATTTGTTGAATAATCACCGGCCGTAGATTGATATAACTCAAAGTTATTAGTTACGTCTTGCGGGGTTTGCTCAGTTGTGCGTACGTGCACAACCGTAAAAGATGTTATATCTGAATTAGGAATTGCTGATCCAAATGAGTCATTTATTGAAAAATCACCTGCTAATATATCGTCGCCATTATTAAGAGTTTCATTAAAAACACTATCATTAAATGAACTAAATGTAGCAGTTGCATTTCCACCTGAATTATCAATAGCTGTTTGTAAGTCAGACAAAAGACCAGATGTTGATGTTTCCCAATATATATCTAATAAAGAAACCACTGGCTCTGTTTCAAATACAGCTAAATTTTTAATTGTTGTAAAATTTGCTCCTGTAATAGGGCTTTGTTGGCCAAATTGTAGACTAGAAGTCTGACTTGTAGAAATAGCCGCAACTAGCGGATTTCTTGTAGCTTCATAAAATAAATTTATTTTTTCGGTGTCAGGTATATCCCCAGATGTAGTCGTATTATAGTTATAAACATCAAAAATATCTTGTATATTTTTAGCAGTAAATGAAAATGCGCCTGGGTAAAATTGTGTATTACCAGTGTTTGAATACGCGTAGCTTCCGTTTGGATATGTTGAGGTGTCTGTATCTTTGTTATTAACGCGCCCGTATAATCTAACGGAACTTCTAAAAGTTTTGTCTTGTGGACCAACTTCTGATAAATCTCTTGGCAATTTGTTTATATTGTCATTTATCAAAGATATATGAGACTCTTCTCCATCTATCAAACTAGTATTAATATTTGCATTTCCTTTTAAAGCTCCTGCCGTATAAATATTATAATATTCTTGCTCCGTTTGTTTAACAACTATTTTATAACTATACCACCCAAGAGGGTTGTAAGCAGGGTCATTTATGTCTCCATTATAAATACCAGGGTACATAGTATTACTATCCGCGCCTGATGCGGGTAAACTATTTATTAATAGCCTAATTGAATTACCCGGCCATTCGCTTTGGTCTATTTGCTCATCTATATACGGCGAATAAATAGTTTCCCCTTCGAATGTATTGCCTGCGAATGTTACTTTTGTGGTTGAATTTGAAAGTATAACAGATGATTGTCTTCCAAATTTATCTGCTAAAACAATACCAACTTGGTAGGTTCTATTAGTTTTTAATGTACTATTAGGATATTCTACAATACTGGTTTTATCCTCTACATTAAAGTTTGTTCCGGTTGCATTAAAATTAAATTTTGACGCAATTCCTACATTATAATCCATAAAATCTGGAGGAGTATGCTTATCTTGAAAATTACCATAAATAATTCTATTGCCAGAAACTTCCTGTGCTAAAGCTTTGACTGGAGTTTTATCATAAACTCTTATTAAATCCGCTTCTGGTAAAGTTTTGTATGGTTTTTTGTTTATATATGTGTATGTATAATATTCATTAGAACCTGCGCTGGCAATTTCATTAGGCACAGATATTGATTCTATAGCGTATAGCGCTGTACCATCAGATTCTTTATAAATTATATCTATCTCTTCAATTAAAAATTTAGAATTTATTTGGTTTGCAGCGCCTGGCAATGGAATTATAAAATCAATTGAATTTACTTTATTTTCCATAAAAGAAACAATGGTAGATTCAAATGATTCAATCTGATCACCCTGGTCAATCGCGTTATTTAAAAAATAACCATCCTGCTTAGGTATAAAACATGATTGCGTAAATGGTGCTAATGTTGAATATTCACCGTCATCATATTTAAACCTATAGCTAAATTTTACAAATTTATTTTCAAGAAATTTAGAATCTCCAGCGTAAGTGTTATCAAAATATGGATTAAAATCAAATACAACCTGAGTATTATTACTTAAGTCTACCGCTTCGCCAACCTGAAGGGTAATTGTTGGAGAGCTATAACTTAAAACAGTTACATTCAAATCTGTTATTGTTCCATTCGTATTTACTTTTGCAATTGTCGCGCCAACTCTTGGTTCGTTAGGGTATTTATTTATATTTAAATTACCTATGCTAAAAGTATTAGAACCAGTTACAGATGCATTTACATCTGCAGTGCCGCCGTGCGGTAAAAATAAAGAAACCACATCTTTCATTGTAGTTTCATATGGTACTGTAGCAGAAGAATTGCTGTTTTCTTTGTAAACTAACATAGAATATACAGGCGCTACTTTAGCTACGGAAATTTGATCTTCTGTAGTATAATATGTACCGCCAGCAGCATCATCAATATTTATTTTTCTAGGTTGATTTCTGTTGTCAGTAAAAAATAATAAATCTTCTAATAAATTAATTCCGTAAATAGGACTTTTTGTTGAAAAATTTAAAAAAGATCCCTCAACAAGAAGAGTTTTTATGTTTTCTGTTGCGGAGGGTTGAAAACTAAATATATAATTATTGCTAGAAGAATTATATGCTGTTTCTGTATTATCTGTAAAAAATAAATATATTGCTTCTCTTGATTCATCTACAAAATGCCCAATACAATATAAATTACTTGTTTCGTTTGCAAATGCCTTAAGCCATTTATTGCCTAATATATTTTCTAAAGCGCCAACATCAGAACCTTCCGATTTGCTAATTTGCACGTTCAAAGCATTTCTATATTCTCCAGAAGGCAACAAGCGCGCGTCTAGGTCTTTATTCATCTTCGATTTTATGAAGGCGTTTTTAACTTCAGGCATTAGTGCTTAATTATTTTAGATTTATTTCTAAATACTTGTGAAATTTCCTCAAGTTTAATATTTGATAGCCGTAATTTAGTATTTCTAAGTTTAGCTCTTTTTTCTTTTTTAAGCCTTTGCACAATATACTCAGGCTGATTAGATCTACCAGAAATAACAGCATGAATTATATATGCATAAAAAGATTCCTCAGCTAATTTAGGAACTTTCATGTCTGTGGTGTAAGCTACCCCATCTGATATATATTCCAAAATTATTATTTTATCAACTAAATTGCTTGAAAAAGAAAATCTACCTAGTCTTTCATTTATTGTAAACCACCCGTTAATTTGCGTTATTTCGGGGTTTTCGCCGTATCTTTGGCCATACAATGTTTTATAAACCGCATCTGTGTAGGGATCGGCGCTTGCAGCATTGGACGTATAAACACCAGTTATTTTTCTAGTGTCATTTGAAGACCAATTGTTTTCAGTGATCGATGTCCCAGTTACGTTTTTACCATTATTATCTTGCGTAGGAATACCCTTATTGTCTTGTATTGGTATTTCAGTTGGGTTGCTAGTTAAAGTTGTGGGGTATATAATATGTTTAACACCAAGATCATCTGTCCAAGACACCTTTACGTAGTTTACATAGTCTTGTGGTATAGGCAGGGTAAGGCTATTTGGAATTGTTAATTCTTGCGATTTAATACTTTTTAAAGTGTCGTAGCTGAACTCTTGCATTGCCCGCTTAGCATGAAATATTATTTCATTCCTATTAACAGAAGGTATGAGCTTGCCATCCCCAACATGCATCATTAAAAAGTTATTAATAAGATCTGTTATAGATATATATCTGTAGCTGCCGTAATCATCACCGGTGTAGTATTGCTCATTAGTTTGCGTTATTAATCCGCCATCAGGTGCTGCCATATATTAACTTTTAGAATTTATTTGCTCAGACTGAACAGTTTGGGCTGCTACCTGCACAATTTGAGGGTCTTTTATTATAATACCTGCATATGCTAATATTCTTAATATAATATTTGTTTGTTCTGACTCTATTAGTTCAAACTGAGTTGAAACATTAGATGAATATAAATATTGGCCTAAACTACCAATAGAAAAACCCCAAACAATATCAGACGGTTTTCTTATATAAGATACTTTTATATCGTTAGCACTTGTAATGCTTGAAGGATATATATATAAATGAGGGCTGCCTGTATTATTACCTGCTGTCCCTTGAGTAGCTCTTTCATATATATATACAGGAAAATCTGTTGTGGGTTTTGTTAAAAGAGATGCGTTTAAGTAAAGATATTCGTTTCTATTAACCTTTTGGAGTTCTACGACATTATTGTAAATAACCGTGCCTAGTTTATATAAGTCATCTGGCACAGAAAAATATAAATCAGGATTAACAGAGTTTATTGTTAAAATAGCGTCTGTAGTGCCCCCTGTTATTGTTACTGTATTTGTGGCTGAATATCCTGATGCACCGTTAGCTATAGCAACTGACTGTATTACCCCTCCACTGGTCGTAGTGTTTACGGTAAACCCTGAGCCATCTCCGCCAGTAGTAGCAACATTTGTGCCATCACTATAACCGGTTCCTCCGCTGGTAATAGTTGCTGTTAAAACTTTCCCGGCAGGAGTCGTAAATGTATTTCCAAATTGTTTAAATATAGCTAAGCATTCATCTACATTTTTTTGTCTGTCAGCATATTCAACATTTGTTTGTGGCACTCTAAGCTGTTGGTTTAAGTCATTAAAATAACTTTCAAAAATTTCCAATTGCACCTGAGTAGCCACTTTATTGAATTCATCTGGGGTCATATAGCCCCGCTGTTCTTTATTTAAAATAGATAAAACCGTTTGATATACGGTATTTACATTTATAGCCATATTTTTATTTTAATATAGAGCGACAACATAACGCTACCGCTCTATATTAGTATTACGCGTTATAAAAACTTTTTCTCAATTGATTTATAAACTTCTACGCCTTCATCTGTTTGCAGGAATGCAGCAAAAGCTGAATATGGATTTTCATCAAATGGAACTGTCATAAGTTTTTTGTCATTTGATGCCCAAGAAAAGATTCTCTGGTCTTGTGAAAGTTTAATAATATTTGCTTCTTTTGCTTTAATTGCAAAATTACGAAGTTGAACATTATCGTCGTTAGCAAGTTCTAAAAATAGTGCAGGATTTCTTTTAGCAAACAAAAGTAAATCTCTCTTTAACTCTTTAGAACTCATTTTTGAAACCGAGCTGCCAAGCTCAACCCGAACAACAGCTTCAGCCATGTCAACATCCATTACCATTGCAGCATTAAGGGCTTCCAGTTCTATTTCAATGCCTTCAAGCTGATCTTTTGCTTCCACAATAGAATCATGCTCTGTATATCTTCTATTTAAGAACGGGTGATACAAGGAAAGCAACTTTTGTAATGCTTGCTTTTCTTTGCCTACAAATAAGTGACCATTCTTAAACATAATATGCCCTAATGTAACCTCTCCTTTTTGTTCATCAACAAATGGAGAATTTTGATTAGTCGCATACCTAAGTTCTCTTTGTTCGTTTTTTTCTAAATCAAACCAAAGCATTGATCTATGTCTAGAATGCTTGGCTGGTATAGTATAAGTTAATGGAGAAGAATCTACTAAATAGTAGTGTCTATCTTTAATCTCCCATTTTGGTCCTTTTGGCTCTTTTTTTACAGTTTTAGCCTTAACTATTTCTTGAGGTGCAACCTCAATTGTTTCTTCTGCTGTAGCTTTTTTTGCCATGATATAATATAATAAAAGTTTTAATAAAAATAAAAACTACCCCCGTAATTAAACGAGGGTAATTTTTAAGGGATATTGCTTATTTCTTCAACAATACGAAGTTGTTAGCGCCTTGAACACACAAACATCTTTCTGACAAGAAGTGTACATTCATTACGTCATCGCTTGAAGTAAATGCTCCGCCTACTGAACCTGTAATCCAAGTTTTAAGTCTTCGATCATCAGCTTCAGAAGCACGGTAACGCACGTGAAGGAATGGTCGTCGAATATTAGTACCAAGGATTTGGTCATATACAGTAGAAGTACCAGCTGGAATAAGAACACCATCAATTGAATCCTCGCCCGCAGCATTATAGCCGCTGTCAAATCCACGTGTTGATGCATCATTTAAGTATTTCCAGTCAGTTTTGTAGAAATCATAAGAACCTCTGCGGAAGCCAGTGAATCCAAGATTCAAAGCCATTTCTTCAGAGTTTTCAAATATACCATAAGCAGATCCGGCTCCGGCATTCCCGCCGTTTAGTCCTGCAAGCATATCGTCAAAAGCTAGATTGGTAGTGCGATCTAAGAAAAGCATGTTTTCTTCAATTGCGCCTTGACCGTCTAGGTTTTTAAGAATTTCGTCAAAAGAACCTAATGTAGCAGGAAAAGCCGAATATACATTTCCACGCTTATTAAGCGCAGCAAAAAGCCCTTCAGTACCTTTTACATTTTGTTTGTAAGCAGAAATAGAACCTGTAGTATCAGTTGCTGAATCAGCTTTTTCAGCTTCAACCATAGTCATCTCTAAGTAATCTTGATAACGTAGTCTTGTTTCTGATTCAGCTTTTAGATACCATAAATATCCAGAAGTTCCATCTTCAGTAGCAACTTCAACCCATCCAATCTGAGCAGTGTCAGAACCATTAATACCATAATGATCTTTAATGATAATAGGCGAGTTGTTAAACTGAGTGAACTCAGGGTCTACTGAACCTTCCATTCCAGAAGTTCCTTTACCAAATTCAGAACCAAATACAAATACTTTTAAAGCATCTGCGCTAACAAGAGCAGCTGCCCATGTAGCTGACCCAAATGGGTGAGCTTCAACGGTAGTGCCTGTAACAGCGCTTACAAAAGCTTTTTGTTCAGTACCTGTGTCAGGATCAAGAACTACAATCAATGCATTCTTACGGATTGCATGATGTTTTCCAGTGCCTCCAACTATACTGGATCCTCCAGTAGCGTTGTCTCCAATAATTACAGTAGCACTGTCGTTGGCTGCGATTGTACATGCGTTATACGAAATGTGTAAACGATTTTGCTCAGACCAAATAACTTGATCAGAACTCATCGGCATCTCAGCACCTACCATTTGAAGAAACCCAGAAAGCGTACGGTTTCCGTATCGCTCTACTTCAGCTTCATAAATTTCAGGTAGATATTGTTGAGAAAAGTCATTACCAGCACCACTTGTAAAATCAAGATAGTTTGAAGTGCCAGTTTGTTTTGCGGCCGTTGGGATCAACGAGCCATACAAAGGTGATAATGCCATTTTTTATAAATTTTAAGTTTTAACGTTTTGTTTTAATTTTAAGTCTTGAAGAATCTGCACCGCTAACAGATTTGACCCTATAGCCATTAACAAACACATCGCCGCTTTGCGTTGATCGTGGTTCATTGCTAATATTTTTTGATTTAGCTGTTAAATCACGAACTGCGTCAGCACGACCCTGTTCATAAAAATGGTTTATAATACGATCAGGATTGTTAGCTACGTATAAAGCTTTATGATATCCACTTAAATCTGACACTTCACCTTTGTCATTCAAGAACTTCTTGATAAAGTTACTTATATCTGATTGTTGATTTGCGACTGAAGAATTATCTTTTAGTCCGTACCTAAATTGTTTTTCACCGAGTTTAAAATCAAAACCTTTGAAATCGTCGTTAAAATAATTTTTTGTACGCCCTTGAAAATTATCAGTTCGCTGCTTTATAGTTTGCTGTTCTTCATTGTATCGATTGAAAAAGTCAACTGCTTCTTTTTGTTGCTGAGTTACGCCGGGTCTCAACTTGATTTCGTCGTAATATTTATCTTTCAGCCCTTCTAAAAAACCTTTAGCTTTTGCAACTTCTTCTTTATACGCAATTTTTTTCTTACGTATATCCTTCTGCTCGTCTAATTCTTCATCCCATGTAAAGTCCTCTAAAAGTATATTTACATCTTCTGAATCAAGATGAGGTTTGCTTTGGCGATAGTATTCTCGCAAAAGTGTATTGTTATCTACATTAGAATAATCTGCATTTAATCTTACATAGTCTTCTAATGTTCCACCGGTCTCACCCATAAAGTCTACAACTTTTTGAATGTTTTCCGGTAATGGTTCAGCAGTGTCTTGCGACTCCTGCACAGCTTCTTCAACCTGCTCTTGCAGAGTTTCTTTTTGCTCTTGAACCTCTTCCTGTGTTATTTCTTGTATTACAGGTTCTTCTTCGGTGACCCGTACTTCTTCAACCACTTCTTCGCTACTTGGCGAGTCTTTGGATTCTTCGACAGGAGCATTGCTCTCATCTGTTGGACTGACTTGAACGGCATCGTCTTCTTTTTTTTCAGTAAGATCTACCTTAATGGTATTACCTGTTTCTTGTGTTTTTTCCGGCTTTTCCGATAAATCTACTTTGATAGTTTTAGGTGTATCAGAAAGCTTTTTCATTTTTCGGGGTTTAACTTTAAATTCGCCCTCTTGCTTGACTGTTTCTGTCATGATAAAATATTATAAAATTAATAAAAATTACTTAGGATCGAACTGACCTAAGTCAAATCCGCCCAACACATCAAATCCTGCGGATTCAAAGTTTTTTGGCAGTGTTTCGTTTTTTCGCTGGTCAATCAATTCTGATTGCTGCGTAGCTTGTATTTTAGTACGCTCATCTTTTCTATCTTCTTTATAAGCGTCTTTATTTTTTAAAGCTTCAGCTTGCGCTTCGGCTAGCTGTTTGTTAAATTGGAACTCAAGTTCCATTAAGCGCATTTTAATTTCTGCTTCTCTTTCAAGCTTTTGTATTTCAAACTGAGACTTACCTTGTTCTAGTTGCAGTTTAGTTTCTGTAAGAGCCTGTTGTTTTTGCATTTCAGCTAAGGCTGCCTTTTCTGCTGTTTCAGCATTCGCTTGTGCTTGTGCTTGTATATTAGCCTGACTTGCTTGTTGATCTTGCTCTTGCTTTTGACGCCTTTTAAGTCTTAAATACTTATTGGCTAAATCAATATTTTTAATGTTTTGTATTTCTATTACGTCATCTAAGTATATTGAACCGGCTTGTAATGAAGCCTGTATATTTTGTTGAAGACGAGCTTTTTCTTCTTCGTCAGGTTCAAGTTCTAAATATATGCCAAAATCATGCAAATGTAAATCCGAAACTTCTTTTAGTGTTTCAACATTAAATTGATTTATACTTTCTAACAATGTTTCTTCTGTTAAAGCAAATTCAAATATATCTTTAGCTTTTAAAGAAATGTTTTCGCACAATCTAAGCGTAATAAAAGAAGCTGATTGTAATATATGCCTTGTAGCAGTGTTACTATTTGCAGCTGCAAGCTTTTGTAGCCCTACCAGCGCATTCTTATCCGGCGTGCTCCCGTCGCGTGCTTCATTTAATCCCGTTACGTCTCTTATCATTTGTAAATAATATTGATACGTGCTAATAAGCGAAGCAATTTTTCCTTGTCCAGATGATGTTTGTAACTCTTGAATAGGCACCTTGCCGGGGTTCATATCACCATCTTGTGTAAATGATCGTCCCACTATGCTACCGGTTTGGAAATACATGTTCAATGCCTCTGCCGGATTATAATTAGTGCCATTACCCAAATCAACCTCAGCTAAGCCGTCAACATCTACATAAACACCATCTGGTACCATACGAGACATAACTTGCTGTAATTTTAAATGTGTAAGCTGAATCATATCTGCAAAGCCCGTGACACGACTAACTAACGATTCAATCTTGCCTTTATACATTCTAGGCGCTACTATACTATAATTCATTTCAATTTTAGGAGAATCAGCGTATGGTCTTGTCATGTTTTCAGCTAGCTTCCACGAAAGCATTTTTTCATGGCCAAGTACTTTAGCTCCCGTGTATAAGACTTCAATAACTCTTTCTACTCTTTCAAAATTATCACTTGGAGGAGGCGAAAATATATCAGTTTTTTCTAATGCTTTTTCTAAACCAAACTCCGTTCTTTTAATTTTGAATACTTGCTTTTCAAAAGTTTTGTATTCAAAAAACATAACACTTATTGTATTGTTATCGTTTTGCCCGTAATAATTTCTTATATAATCATTATTACCAGGGTACTTTTGTATTTCTTGAATATCTTGTGGGGAAAGGTATGGAAATAACTTAGCTATTTCGCTTAATGAAATTTGCTTCACTTCACCTATATAATATAAATCATCAAAGTTAGGATCTTCAGTATAAGAATATACTAAGCTTGCAGGGTCAACATATTTTACTTGTAATCCATTTGATTTATTATATTCTGTTTTAGCTGCTCCTATACCGCATACAACTAAGTCTTGTATAATTCTTTTACGAGTTTCGTCGTATTTATTTTTATCTAAACAGTTATTTATAAGCTGCTCAGTTGCCAATTCAACAGACTCTTTATAATCCATCTGCATATGCAGTTCAAACTCTTCTTTGTTTTTTGGCAATGATTGTGGGTTGTCTGTAGAAAAGAAATTTCTACCTGTTTGCTCTGTTAACGCCATAAGCTGCTGATATTTTTTCATATCCAACATTATACCTCTAGCGTAATCTGTTTTTTTCTTTTGAGCAACAGGATCTTGAGCGCTCGCTTTTATTTCATAATGGCGCTGCGACATGCCATTAACCACGATATCTACAAATTTAGGAATAATAGGTATAGGCTTCCAATCTAAATTTAAGTAGGATAAATCACCATTAATAGATAATTCATCTTTATACTTTTGAATAGACTGCTCGCCCCTGGCATATAATCTTCTCCTATGGTACTCCTGAAAATTAGAAGTGAAACGATCTCCTCCACGGTTATTTCTAAACCACTCGTTTTCAATAGCTCTCGCTACCTGCAAACCATAATCCAATGACTGCTTTTCCTCATTAGGTACCACCTGATCGGGAAACGAGCTGTTGTAATTAGTATTAACCATTTATTATATTATTTTTGAACTATATCCTTTATTGTTATATTTTTTAAAACTCAGCGGAACAGACTTAATTACTTTTTCAGCAGATGGTCTATACCTGTTTTTATTACAAGCCATAATAGCTAATCCAGAACTAATTGTTGCGTCAAATTTTGTTCTGTTATTTATATTAAATCCAGCCCAGTCCTCTAGGGTTTTTTGAAAATACGTATCGCCATATACACCTTCAGTAACTTGACCAACATAATTTTCTATATAACTTTCTATTGCTGCAGCGTGCGCTTGCTTAATGTCTTCAGACGAGTTTGGTATACCGCCTATATCTTTTTCTGTAACAGAAAGCTTATTCCAAAGCTTATCTGGTCGGTTCATTGAAAACCCTCTATAACCTCTTCTTTTTAAATAGTATAATAATCGAGGTTTATTATTTTCGCACAATAAGGGCATTCCATAGAATGCTAGAGCCATAAGTACATCTTCGAAAAATATTTCAGCTGTTTGGGGCCGCGCAATATATTCTAAAAAAAACATATTAGGAGGCGCATCTTCCATGCTAAACTTAGTTAGCCCATGCAAAGAACCTTTTGATCCCCTCTTATCAACTGTACCTGATATATCGTATGAGTCACACCCAAAAGCACCAATGTGCTCGTTACCTGGGTATTTGACGCCATTCTTTACTATCACACGGTTTTGTAAATTTTTAGGAGGCACCCAAGATACTTTAAATCTTCCATTTGTGTTTGGCGCAAATATTACATTGCTATCTTGTTCCCCGCCTTCCCATTGAAAACTACCTTGTGTGACTTGCATTCCGTTTTGAACTTCTTCATTATAATCTATCTGTTCATAAATTTTAGTTAGATTAAATAAAGATTCTTTTGCTTCATCTCTGAAAGCATGCTGTTCCGTTCTTGGAAATTGCCTGTAATATTCGTTTAAGCTGTCCTGATCATTTTTAAGACCATCAACTTCATTCTGCCAATGCTCAATTACCCCTTGGTCAATTAGTTCGCCGTATGGCCCTTCCGCTGGTTCTTTTGGTGTATCAAAGACAGGGTTTCCATAAGTATCAATGAATCCTTCGTAATTCCACTCCATAGGTATAAACAAAGAATATAGTCCCGAGCTAGTCTGTCCATTGCGGTTTCGTTCAGTAACGTTTGAATTCTCGTATAACTTTTTAAAATTTGCTCCACCTTTATCTAATGCATTTGATGTCGAGCCCATCATACACTTTCCTACGATTCTGGAACCTAATCTAAGTGTCGTTTTTGTAACCCGCCAGTTGTTGAGGATGTTGTCCGGCCGTTCCCATTTACCCGATTCGTCGTGTACAAGGAGCTTGAGCTTCTCGCCGTCGTAGGAGTTATCACCCGTGTTCTTCCAGTCGATTGTTGTATCAAGCCCTTCGAGCTCCTCCGGCTTCTCGCCTTGATCAAGTTTTCTTCTGGTAAGCTTTGATGCGGGTACCCTATACGCCAGTTCGGTTTTTGGTCTGTCCATACCGTCTTGTATTGGTTTGAAAAAGAACGGGTAGTTAACGGATATTGGCACGACCTTGTCGGTGAACATTTTCTTGGCATCAGCCCCAGATTTGGACAGTATACCAAACCTTGAATCGGAGGATATTGTTGCCATGTTAACAGTTTCTCCCGATGCCATGAATGAAAACCCAGAGCGTCTGTTTTTAAGATAGCACATTCCATAACACCGTGAATCGGCCTTGCATGCTTCCCAAAATATAAAGAATAATCTGTTTGCTTCTCTAAATTCAGGGGCCCCAACGTCAATCTTACTCCACTGCAAGTACATGTAATGAGTGCCAGTAATATAAGTAGAGCTGCCTTTGTTAACGAACGAAAACCCCTGGTCACGGCGCTTAAACTCTTCGTCAATGTAGTCATAATATTTTTCTTTAAAGTATTCAGGCATTTGATTCCACTCAAATACACTTTTTATTTTTTCAAGTTCTTTAGGATAATCTATTTGATTCCACGTATTTTTTTTAAATTTATATGGATTAGATATTTTTGGCAAAGCTATTTTAAGATTTTGTATGCTATACACATCTCCAATTTCTCCGGTTTTACTTATAACTACAACATCGCTTTCTTTGTCATAGCCGTATTTCCATTGCTTATACCTATTCTTTTTATTAAGAACTTTCTTGCTTATATAATTAGGCAGAACCTCAAATAATGTCTGAGTATAATTCATTTTGATCTACCTTCTGCAAAGCCTTTAAATGATTTAGCTTTAGCCGCCTGATTCTCACCTTCTAATAATGATCTTTCTTCGTCTATGCGTGTTAGTATTTCAAACGCATCAAAGATCGCTAACTTTTTAGTGGCTGCGGCATTTTTAAGTCTATCGGCTGAAAGGTCATCTTCAGTGTCCGTTATAATCTGTTCTTCAGCAACGCGAATTAATTCATTAACTGCTTTTTGCCCAGCTCGGATTATATTCTTCTTCGTGTCCTTTACGTTCATACTTAATAGCTATATCATTTGATTTCATACAATAAAGACGCTCATCGTCTATAATAAATTCCCATTCGCTACTAGGTGTAAAGCCTACTAAGCTTCCTGGGCTAATCTGGAGTGCTTCTAGCACATCATTACCATACTTTAGTATACCAATATGCTTTTGCTCTTTTTCGTTTGAATATGAGCTTGTTTCTTTAATGGGCTTTATAAAACATCTATTGTTAACCATAACCCAATTGTTATTTTTTTTATAACCATAAACCTGATCTACGTTGACAAAATACATATTATCTTTAAAATACATACTTCCGTTTTTTTCAGCTCCTTTCATGTCGTACCATCTTCTAAATATATTGTGATGTATTAAAACAGTATCTCCTATATTTATGTTGGTATTAAACGCTGAGGGAGTGGAAACTACTATAGCTTCTTTGTTTATGTGACGAAAGCTTTCTATACTTGTATTTAGTAGTAGGCTACTGTCGCCTACTTTTTTAGTATTATTATATCGTTCGCCTTTAGGTTTTACTATAAATTGGTATAATGATTTCATTAGTATTCAAGATCGTACTCAACGGAAATTGCCATGTTAGAGTTAAATTTCTTCCATGGCAAAACCTCTGAGTTTTTCTTAATGTAGATATTGTACGAAGTATCTTCGTCTTCAAACAGTATAGCGGATATTTCGTGACCGCCATATACTTGCTGACCTATTGAATAATGCATTGCGTCATTCTTATAGTCTGACCCAATACTAATCTTTCTTATCAGCTTCATCTTTTTCAATTTTAGAATATTCGCCTGTTTCTAAATTAATGTTAACAGAACCATATTCTTCTTCAAGTTCAGCTTTGAACTCTTCAATCTCTTGGTTTACACTTGCAATTTCGTGCAGCAGTGCATGTTTTTGAGACTCCGCGATACCAATCTTGCTTAGTAATGAATTTAATGCAGTTTGTTGTTTATGTAGCTTTTCTAACTGCTCATCTGTAATTTTTGACATTTGATTTAATTTAATTATTATTGTTGGATTTTTTTGATTTTTCCCACGTGCGCCCAACAAAATACGCACCGTATACTGTTATTAATAATGATTGAAATATTGGAATATATTCTTGCGCAACTTCAAAGCCGCCTACATTGCCATCAGCAAATGCTAAAATAGTAAATATAGATGTAAGATACACCAGCACAAGTGGCCGAATGTTTTTAGATAAAAATGAATCTGATTGCATATCCATTTTCCATCTTTCGGTCACCTGT